AATTAGAGTAGGACAAGGTGGTGGCAGTAATTCAGAAGGTCAAACTTCTTATATCTACAGTAGAAATGATGGACTTCAAATTGAATATAGAAGATTAACTGCTCAAAGGGGCGGTCTTGGTGGTAGAGCCGATGGGGGACCTAGCGGAGGATTTAATGCCACCGGAGGTGGCTCTGGTGGCGGTGGTGCTGGTGCAAATAATACTGAGGGCGCCGATGGTACATACCCTGGCTCTACATATGTTAATGATATACGTCAAGGTTATGATGGCGGCAATGGTAATGGTGGTGCGGGTGGCGGCAAAGCTGCTGCTGGAGGTGGTGGAGGTGCTGGCGGGATTGGTGGTAATGCTTCTATTCCTGCTGGGCAAACAAGCTGGTTACAACCAGGAACAGGTGGCCCTGGTAAAGCGTCTACTATAACAGTGGGGGTGGGACTGGATATACTAATGCTCCTGGTGGCAATGCTACTGGTGGACCAGATACATCCTGGACTGCTAGTTATGGAGGCGGTGGTGGAGGGTCAGGTGCAGGGGGTAATTCCACTGGGGGCTCAGGATACAAAGGGGTTATCATTATAGCATATCCCACCCATTATCCTGCGCTTAATAGATTTGACAATGCTGCATCTGGTACACATTACATATATAGCACCACACAAAAACCTGGTTATCATCTCTATAAATTTTTTGCTAATTCATATGTATCAAGTCCAAATGGTGATTGGGCCATAGGGTGGCTACCAGGAACTTTTGATACAGCGTTTACTGCCCAACTTGAAATACTAGCCGGGGGTGGTGGAGGTGGTGGAGGCGCAACTGGTATGTATGAAAGAACAGTTGGTGCTGGTGGTGCTGGTGGGTTACTAAGTATTCCTTCTGCATCTATAACCTTAGATCAAGAATATGTTGTCACTATTGGGGAAGGCGGTGATGGAGGTGCTTTAAACGGAGTAACTTCAGATGGTACCACAGGGGGAGTTGGCGTTAACGGTGGTAACAGTATTTTTGGCACATGGGTCGCATTGGGTGGTGGCGGAGGAAGTTATGGATTTGGTTCTAGTGGAGGCTGCGGTGGCGGATCTGGCGGCGGTTTTGGAAGAGAGACGGGCGGCGCAGGAACCCCTGGACAAGGTAATAATGGTGGCAATGGCGCTTGGTCCGGTGCAACTCCAAACTCCGGTGGTGGTGGTGGCGGTGGCGGTATTGGCGGTGCTGGGTCAAATTATAGTAACAGCAGTGGTGGTATTGGTTTAGTATCTGCTATTGATGGAACAACCAGAGGCTCCGGAGGAACAGCAGGAGGAACAGCATCTGATGCTGCTGTTAATACAGGAAATGGCGGCAATGGCGGAAGAGCGTGGACTGGTCCTTCTGCGGGCAGAAAAGGCGGTAGCGGAATCATATTAATTAAATATCCAATAACTGTCAATGATCCCACATTAACTGGTACATTGACTTCTAGTCAAACAACATCTGGATCCTTTAAAATACTCAAACTCCTAAGCGGTTCAGGAACAATTAAATGGTTATAATAAAGAAAATTAAGGAAAAACAATGTCATTAACTAAAGTATCATTAGATGTACTAGAACAATTTGAAAATATATCCATATCAAATTCTTTAACTATATCAGGAACCACAGACTCGACTACCAAAACTACTGGAGCATTAATAATTTCAGGAGGAGTTGGTGTCAGTAAAAGAATAACTGCAGGAAGTTTTTTTACCAATACAATAACAGCTCCTACCACAGACTACACAATAGGAGCTGAAAAGATACACGCATCTACAGGCGTAAACATTGGTAGCGGTTCAAGTTTGACATTTGGTGATGGCGCAACACCTTGTAAAATAACTGCCACATCTGGAACGTCAGGAACACTGTCATTAAACGTAAAAGACACTGTGCAAGTTCTTCATGCTGCAGAAACAGGATTAGTAGTAGGAACAGGAACTGCGCCTGCGGCCACATTAGATGTCAGAGGCACAGCATTAATCAGCGGCAATACTAGAGTAAACAGTCTAGGTATAGGAACCAATGCCAGCGGTACTGCTGGAGAAATAAGAGCTACTAATGAGATCACTGCATTTTATAGTTCTGATAAAAGGTTAAAAACTAATGTAGTAAAAATTGAAAATGCATTAGAAAAGATTTCATCTATTAATGGAGTAATGTTTGATTGGACTGATGAATATATTGCTTCAAGAGGTGGAGAAGATGGATTTTTTGTTAGAAAAAAGGATACTGGATTAATTGCAGACGAAGTGGAATTAATACTTCCTGAAATTGTTGCAATTAGAGAAGATGGTTATAAAGGATTGAAATACGAAAAGCTGCAAGGACTGATCGTCCATCAAAGAATTAAAAAAAGAAGTTGATAATATCAAAAAACATCTAGGAATGATTTAATGCCTAATATTAGTCAATCTGATGGCAGCATAAAGTTTAGTGCCATTGCTGCTAGATTTGGAAAAAGTAGTACTTCATCAGGTATTACATTATCTAATTATTATAGAAACGGTGCTAGGGTGCCTAATATCACAGATAATAGTTTAGTACCTGTCAGTGGAGCCATACGTGTCAGCGACTTGACTAATGCTGTTAGAAAAAAAGATAGTTACTTAATAGTGCCGTGGGGCATGAGTTCAAATTTTGAAAACAACGTGTCTACTGACGGAGATATTATTGATAGATTTCCAGGGTTTATATTAGGTTTACATAGAAATTTAGGCAATCCAAGAAATAGATGTGTTAATTCTTCTATAGCATTTGCTAATGGAGGCACCACAGGTCTAACACAAGTTTTAGGCATTCAAGAAATTGATCAAAATCAAAGTTCCAGTTACTTTGTCGGTGCTGGTGCTGCACCAACATTTTTTGCAAGACCTAATAGTCAATTTACATTTGGTCACAGTGCAAGTACTGGCACAACATCTATAACTAGTTCTACCTTAGGTACTACTACCTTCTCAACTACCACTGGTTTGGCTGTTAGTACAGATCCTTCACTGTTAGGCACAGGTGATAATAATGATGGCACTTGGAACATTACATTACCTTGGACATATAGATTGGGGTCTGTTGATTATGCATATGTTAATATATCTACTAACAGTCTTGTAGCACTTACTACAACTACTCAGGGAACCACTGGAATATTATATGACCCTATGGTTTATGGGTTCAGCTATGAAGGTATAGTGGTTTCTGGAGCTGACAATTCTTGTCAAAGGATATATTATGGCACTACTGGCACAGCTCCTAACAGGATATATAAAATAATTTGGGAAGGAACCAACACCCAAACAGGCACAGTGGGGTCACCTAATATAAAATGGGAACTACAACTTTATGAAAACACCGGGGCTACCCACACTGGTGCTATAGCTAGGTTATTAGTAGGGGTCAATTCTAGGGGTATCGTTAATGATCTGCCTAACTATACTGGTACTAACAGATATGGTACATGGCAACTAACTCCGCCGTGGTCTGTGGAATTCATGGGTAGATCCATGGATACGATATATGTACATAGTAAGAGTTTTATGGAATTTAGAAATAGTATTCCTAGTTCAGACTATTGGGACTATAAATTAGGCACCGGCCCTACTGGTTATAGTGGTATCGGCTCTAAAGGTCCAGCGTTGAATACTAAATCGTTGTTTCAAAGTCAAATGCCAAAATTTGGTATAGGTATCATACCATTCGATAATAGGGCGTTTGAGAGCGCAAGACCTCTGACCCCTGACACTAACAATTATGTGATGAGCTGCGAGAGGGTTTGGGCCGGCGTCAGCGGTACTGCACCAAATCGAACATATCGTATACGTTTTGAAGGTACTGTTCAATCTTCTACATATAATACTGAACCCAGTACCCTTGGGATACCAGGAACTCCAAACTTAACTTGGGAAGCCAGATTCTTTGAAAATGCCGCCGCCAAAATAGATATTCATTTTTCGTCTAGTAGCGTAAAGCTACCTGGTTTCTATAACTACAAATTATTAACTTTTGACGAACTAGGTAAAAATGTTCCCAATGGGCCAACAGCCAATGCTGTGGGTAACTTAACACATTATAACCTCACTACTCAAGTGTTAGGAGGTACCAGTGAGACAGGGTTTGTTTATACTGCCGCTGGCACTGGAAGGGCATTAACATCCGTTGCAGCCAACGGAACTAGATATATTCCAGAACCACGTATCGAGTATGGTTTAGGATATACCTTACCAGAAAATTATAAATCCATTGCCAGTTCCTGCGCATCAGTATTGGCAGTGGGCAGCGACGGTGGATTATACTATTGGGGCATGGATCCTAGCATAGATCTTTCTAATGGCAGTACTTCCCATTATATCATATTAGAAGACTATAAAGTATTCAGTGAAGACACTGATTACCTACAATATTATAAATTATCACCCACACGAATTGGTACTGATAGTGATTGGAAGAAAGTTATACCCGCAGGGTCACGTGCCGGTGGATTCATGATTCTAAAAAACGATGGCACATTATATGTATTGGGTCATATCAATGACAGTAGACTGTTAGGTGGCAGTAGTTTTACGGGACCTAGAGGTATAGGCGTAAACACTGCATATAGACAGACCAGTCCTCTTTTCAAAGATTATACCCTGGCCTCGACCACTTTTGTAGCTACATCTATTACAACATCAAAAAATATAACAGTCAGCAATGACGGTCAGTCATTCTGGAAATTCTACCTAGATTTTAATATAACTTATGGTAATGCAGTGCCCACTAATTTGATCAGAATATGCTCTATCCTAGGAACTGATAATACCAGTTCCAACACGTATATTTTGATCAATGATGAAGTTATAGAGATAACAAATTATTCTCCCGTTGAAGTTTACGCTGTTCTCAGTGGTTCACCTCCAAGTAGAGTTGTAACATTGACGTTACTTTTATCTGGGACGTATGGACCTTGGGCAGGTATTGTCAACACCAATGCAACCAATGATACTATAACTATTGCAACCTATTCTCTTTCTCAGACTATCAATGTAGGAGATTCATTTAAAGTCACTACTTCTGTGGGTGGTTTGGCAGTGGGCACAAGATATTTTGTTAGATCAGTGTCAGCTCCGGTCTTAGACCCTAATAATAGTGTTTATTACAACGTTACCTGTACTCTTAGCACTAATCCTGGAGGCACAGCATTCAATATCACTACCAACGAAACCTTCGACCCTTATAACAGTACTGGACAGTACCTTGATAGTTGGTTGAACGGCTGTGTTCAATTACGGTTCAGCGAGGCTGGTTCCCCGTCATTAGATTTTCATGTGATTACCATGGGCAGAAATACCAGAGACTACTTTGGTGATCACCAGGTTAGATTTGGTAGATTTTTAGCTGACATGGAGACTACTCCCACTACTCAAACAGCGGATCCTTACTCTAGCACAGATGTCAACGCTCTTTGGTGGAATATTGTGTACTCACCCACTAGATCCACTGACACTGCTGGTCGACTGGATAATAACACTGCCTTTAGAATCAATAAGTCCGCTATAGTAGATGTATATTCAGGAATAGATAGACAGATACATTTCCCCACAGTGACTAGATTGTTCAGTGGATTCAGTGTAGGATTCAAAGACATCAGCTTCACTGCTGAAAGCAAATATCCCAACTATCAAACAACCACAGGATTCTTTTTTGACAGGGCCAGTTCATATGGTTATGGGTTCATAGGTCATGCTTTCTATGGCATAGGTTTGGACAATAATCTGTATGCTGCCGGCGATTTTAGATATGCCACCAGCACCACTATCACTAATACCAACAGTGGCGCCAGCACTGTGTTGAACAACAGCAACAGCCTCATGAATTCTTTGAGCGTGGATTCGGCGCCCACAGTTCGGGGTGGGGGCAGTGCGGATTGGGACTATATAGACGGCTGCGATGGTGTATGGACTGCGCTGAAAACTTCGGGTCAGCTGCACAGTTGGGGCAACGAATTAGCTCGAGGCTACAGTTACACCAGTGGCGGATTCAAAGGACCCAGTACCACTACCACAATACAACCTTATAGATTTGGTGCATTGGCCCGAGGCGAGACAGCTAACTTGAACGATATCATGTCAGAAAATGTGGCCAGTCTCAGCACAGTTAAATTTGTCAAAGCCCTGAACCGTCGTAGAGTGGGCGTGGGCTTGAGTGTGGACGGCGGCGTATACACATGGGGCAGTACCCAGAGCAGTGGCAGCAACAATGCCACTGACAACACTCAGGACGCTGCCAACACTAGACGTTTCACTCCCCTGCCCCTTTGGGCAGATGTCAGTGTGACCTCGGCCAGTGCAGGACTGTTTAGTTTCAACTGGATCACCGGAGTCAGTCAGCGCATCACAGTGGCCGTGGGCGCACCCATAGTGTTCTCGGATAGATTCAATGGAGCAGTCACAGTGGATCAAGTTTACTATATCACGTATTGGGTACCCACTACCATTGGTGGCACCTTCAGGGTCAGTACCCAGCGAGGAGGTCTTGGAGCCCTTGCAGTGACATTTAGTCTAGGCTCAGTGGATCCCCTCCGAGTCACGGCCCGTGCTGGTTTGTTCCGTTGCATGGACATATGGAGCGATGGTGAAGCATATCATGCCTTGGATCAGGATGCCAGTACTATATACACATGGGGTACTCAGACCTATACCACATTGAACTCTAATTCTTCTATGTCAGTACAGATCGGAGGACTGGCTATATATGCACCAGAATCCAACAGTATTAACACGCATTTTAATCAAGCGTTCAAGCACTATTATTTGAGGAGTTAAAGAACATGACCTTTAGAGTGGATTACCCAGATCAGAGACCCAGTGAACAATCAGAGTTAGACTTGGCGAGTTTACTGGCAGTATTGGACACCGGGGTGGAGGACTACACCATCACAGACCTGCAGCCAGTGGAGTTGGCCCGGGACAGCACATTCCTAGTAGAACTCACAGGACCTAGACGATGAAGCAGTGGATTCGAAGTCATGGATGGTTGCTGTTTAAAACAGAGATACCCGCGGGTGCCCAGATCACAATAGACTGTAATTACACGGGCAGCAGACGCCAGCTGGATCAGATCACCATGATAGTACAGGGCTCGGGCAGGGAAGACAGCGGAGTTAGATGGCAACCAGGCACCTGCAGCCAAGACCTAGCACCAGTGCAGGCAGGTCAGTGGCAGGTGCAGGTAGATCCCGGCGTGCCAGTGATTTGGCTGTGTCTAGATCAGAGATACAACCGTGAACCCTTGCCCGAGGTCAGGATGCAGATCATACCCCCGGATCAAGACCTAGTGGGTCCAGGTATATTTTATCTAGCCCAAGGTGAATTAGAGCAACACTCAGGCAGTTTTGAGTTACAATTGGGCCAGCGAGTACCGGCCCGAACTCAGTCAGTGATAATACAGTTCAATAGGAAGAGAAATGCACAGACCTAAACCCCAGTTCAAAGAATGGCAGGTCCAGGAGCAAAGAGTGCAGGATCTCAGAGAAGGCGATCGTGTGTACAGCAATGGCACTTGGGGATGGGTAAAGAACGGAAAAATAGAATGGGACTGGAGCGAAAGTTTATACACAAGAGCCTTTGGTGCTCGAAGAGCCCGCAGGAGCTAAAGACAAAAAGTAAATACAGCCATGATATGGATATTGGTATTTTGGTTATCTGAACCCACTAACTATACAGCCTACACTGAGTACCAAAAGGAACAGGAGTGCAGAGCTGAAGCCCAGAGATGGCAGCAGCGTTTGGATCGGGTGCAGAGTAAACTAGTAGCTGAATGTAGACCACGAGGTTAACAGATGTTAAAATTCATAGTAATAATGATATTTTGGTTGTTCCTAGTCTTGGGTATGCAACGAGATCAATTATGGACTTGGATGTTTATACTGCCCTTGTTCCTATTAGTGTATACTTGGAGTGAACAACTGGAAGAGCACTGACTACATGACGTAGTCCAAACTGTGAACTCTGTCCATGTCTGAATCAATAAGCTGAAACCAAAATACACTGGGCTCAGGTATATACAGATATAAACCCCCGGGATTAACAGTGAACCATCCACCCACACGTTGTACCTGCTGAGCCAGCTGATCAGCTAGAGCATTGGTAATATGAGAACTGCGATAACAACGGAAGTATAGCATATGTACACTAGTATATTCCCGCTGTAGTGAAATAGTCAATGGCGGAGCGCAATCCAGCACAGAGCTGAACGCAGTATATTCCCGCTGTAGTATAAGACTATATACAGATCGAAATCACTGGCAGCAAATATTCCCGCTGTAGCGAATACACGATAGACATAGAATGGGCTAGAGTAGATCAGAGTAGATCAGAGTAGATTAGGGTTAGAGTATTTGAACATTACCCGAAAGGACCACGACTCTACCAGAAAAAATCTACAGAATTCTGCCTGGAAATCCTTAAATCCTGCCTTGAATGATGTGAAAATCCTGGGTTTTCCACCGTTTTCTAGGTCGGAAAATGCCTCCTGACATTGACAAAACCACCAGGATCCTGTATACTGTACACTATACTATATACAGTAAGGAGACTCGGGCTGTGAAAAACCTAATCTTATACACAGTGTTGGCAGCTATGCTCACGGGCTGTGCTGGCACTGAGCTCATAGTACGCACTACTGAGTATGACAACTGGTATATCACTAACTGTGCTACAGCTAATAGTAGATATAGACCTGGAGATCCTCAGTGTACTAGTCGTGGAGAACCTCAGAGTCAATATGGACAGATACAGCGCAGACCAAAAGAGTCGGAATTGTCTGATTTGGAGCGATTGATCCGGGCGAGACACCAGCATTGCGGCGGACCTTGCCAACCTTTGAAGTATTGATGGGCTGTGGATAACCTGTGAACTGATTGTGGACAAGCTGTGGATAAGTTCAGAGATATCCACAGGCGGTTGTGGACAAGCTGTGGACAAGCTGTGGATAACTGGGCCTGGAGGATTTTGGCAGTTTGGTGACGAAAGGTGAGGAATTTTTTTATTTTTCCACCTTATAGAAACGGCAGGTACCCTCCACGTCCATCCCGAGTATAGCTCTTCGAATCTATCAACAGTCTACCTGCTTTTTTATTATGTCTACAGTATAACATCGGTTTTGCCTATTGTCAACCAAAATGTCTGATACCCATGACGCCAGTAGGGTCATAGCAGTGCCGGTGATGTTGTGGAAACGCAACATCTAAATGTCTTGACAAAACCGGGATTTTGTCTTATACTGTAGGCACACTAACAGAAGGAGCTGATATGATTGCAGAAAATATGCGTGAACAGTATGATCAACGCCATGGTGGGGCCTTTGATCGTGGTAGTGCAGACTCGTACTATGGGCGACCACGCCGTCCACATATGTTCACAGATGCCACGCATCAGAGCATGGAGATCGAAGAACGATTCATGACTAGACAGCAGATCCAATCCTACCATGCAGGCTATGACTATAATGAGCAGTATGGTGACAAGAAGAATTGGTATTGATATGCAGATATTTCCTGGACGACAAATAGCAGTGACCCGCGTGGGGGATCAGGAGATCAGCACCGTAGAGTTGCCTAGACTCCCTGGTGATGACATCAAGTTCGAGACCTGCATATTCCCTGACCATGGACTGAGTCATGTGGTGGCTAGATATGACACTGAGGAAGAAGCTAGGTTCAAGCACGACTTCCTAGTAGAGCACCAGCAGCGGCATATCGTGGCCAATGCAGCGGATCAGGTCATGGAGGAGGCTTGGGATCAGGCCTTAAAGAATAACCCTGTACTGGCTAGGGTTATGCAAAAATTGAGTTGACAAAAGGAATTTCCGGTAGTATACTGTAGGCACACTAACAGAAGGAGCTGACATGATCGCAACCAAGAACTTCGTATTTGATATCGCGGATGAGATCCGTACAGGCGAGTTGAGCTTTGCCCAGATCGCAGAACGGTTTGACTGCGACATAGAGACGGTCAACGAGGTCTTCGACTACATGATGGACATGGAGCAGGATCAGTATGAACCTGACTACGAGGATGACGGTGATGCTCTGGCCAGTGCCGGCTGGGGCACGGACGAAGACTATGGCTATTATGGGGAGGAGTTCTAATGCGCACAGACTATACCTTAGAAGTCTATGTACGGGATCGCCGTACCAAAGCGGGTCAGCGGCTCCAAGGCAAGTATGAATACAAGGATGTGGAAACAAAATGGATGCAGGAGGAGATGCGGGACTTGGCATCACGACTATATCCACAGCCCCGGTATCGAATGGAGCTTCATGAGACTTGGGTGACCCGTAGGAACTTGATGGGCGGCGCTGAGTTCAAGGAGAGGTATGATACTCCTTACTATTGCAGCCCCAGCAGCGAGTCTTATTGGAGTGCCTAGGTGTTGTGAAAATACAACACCGGCGGGGCTTGACAAAAGATAAAACCGACTGTATACTGTAGGCACACTAACAAAAAGGAGCATGATATGAAGACTATCCAAGAACTTTTTCCCGGCATCCAAGTATATGATGAGCAGCCTGTGACTGTACAGAATCCATTCAGTGGCGAGACTGCGGAGTTGACTCCTGAAGAGGTGGCTGTATACGACTACCTCAAGGGCTGCGAGCTCATGGGTGACTATACTAGTCTGCGTCGTGCATTGGACTGGTTCAGCCGTAAGAATCCCGAAGCATATATGACCCTATTGGACTAAGGAGTAGACCATGGAACTGGACAATAAAATCTATGAGCATGAGGTAGTTACCACTGTTCGCATCACCATCAGAAGTTTAGAACCCTACTTGGATCAGTCCAAGTTCCTACAGGACTATGCTTATCTCACAGACTTTGGTAATTTTACAGAGTCAGACGACTACCCCCGAGTGGTGGCCACTACTGTGATTGATGACGAAATCGAATACATGGACAAGTCCATTAAGGATGATTGGTATGAGTAAGAGTGCCGTGATACTGGCTGTACTCATATGGGTGACCATGTTCTTGGGCGCAGGGTTAGTCCTATTAGGTAACCACATTGCTGGCATGGTCTTTTGATATTTCGGTTGACAACTGGTAAAACCGGTGCTATACTGTGGACATACTAAAACAAAGGAGCGACGATGTTTAAATTACTTTCCACTGCCAACCCCAAAATCCAAAAAGGTACTAAGCTGGGTTACCTCAGCTTCATCCTTCACCTTGCTCCTGCAGATGTGAGCGGCTACAATACTTGCCCCAAGGCCACAGCAGGCTGTAAGGCGGCATGCTTGAACACTGCCGGACGTGGTGGTATGTTCAAGAAGGGTGCCAGTACTAACATGATACAGGAAGCCCGTAAGCGCAAGACTCGTTACTTCTACGAACATCGTAATAGTTTCCTGCAGGACTTGGAGCAAGACATTGCTCGTGCCGTTCGCTATGCAGAACGTCAGGGTTTGACTCCCGTGTTCCGTTTGAATGGTACTAGTGACCTTAGCTGGGAGAAGTACTTTATCATCGAGAAGTTTCCACAAGTTCAGTTCTATGACTATACTAAGGTCCTAGGTCGCAAGACTAGTCACTTGCCCAACTACCACTTGACCTTCAGTGCCGCAGATGGTAACGATGCTGATGTACAGAAAGCTCTTGCACAAGGCATGAACGTGACTGTGGTCTTTGATGAAATCCCAGAGACTTATATGGGTCGTCCCGTGTTCAATGCGGATGAAACAGACCTTCGCTTCTTGGATCCCAAGGGTGTGATCTTGGGCTTGAAGGCTAAGGGCCGTGCTAAGAAAGACCGTACGGGTTTTGTGGTCTTTATGAAACAGGCTTGACAAAACCTTTTTTTCGTGTATAATACAGACTTTAAATAACACACAGGAGCATGTAATGGCAAAGAGTGCAAACGCAACGAAACTTTTGGACTTCGACACTGAGGCTATCAAGAAGCGCGAGCGTGAGGTGGCTAAAGAAACTGATCAGCAGATTATGGATCGTATCAAAGAACGATTCACTATCCTCGAAGATATGACCAAAGGTGTACGCAAAGGTGATGTCCGTGCTATGATCGTCAGCGGCCCTCCCGGCGTTGGTAAATCCTTTGGCGTTGAGGCAGTACTTACAAAGGACGATCTCTTTGACAAGATGGGTGAACGCAAGCCGCGTTACGAGATTGTCAAGGGTGCGATGAGTGCCATTGGCTTGTACAGCAAGCTCTATGAGTTTAGCAAGAAAGGTAATGTACTAGTGTTCGACGACTGTGACTCAGTACTGTTGGACGAGTTGAGCCTTAATATTTTGAAAGCTGCCCTAGATAGTTCTAAGAAGCGTACCATTAGCTGGAACACTGACTCACGCATCCTGCGCTCAGAAGGTATCCCCAACAGCTTTGAGTTCTGCGGCAGTGCCATCTTCATTACTAACATCAAGTTCGAGCATGTGCGCTCTAAGAAGCTGCGTGATCACTTGGATGCACTAGAGTCGCGCTGTCACTATCTGGATCTTACCATTGACACTACTCGCGAGAAGATTTTGCGTATCAAGCAGATTGTCAATGATGGTATGTTGGATGTATACGAACTCACTGACGAAGCTAAGGCTGAGGTGGTACAGTTTATTGAAAGCAACAAGGACAAGATGCGCGAGCTGAGTCTGCGTATGGTGATTAAGGTTGCAGACCTCCGTGCAGCTATGCCTGAGAAGTGGAAGTCTGTGGCTGCTCTTACTTGTATGAAGCGAGCTTAATATGATCTTAAAGTCCACTCGTGTAGTACCTTGCGAATGGTTAGGCTCTGATCAAGACCCAAGGGATGGTCCTACCACTCCTTGTGGTCACCCTAGCCTCCCAGGTAAGAGCTATTGTGCAGAACATTACCCCCGAGTCTATGTCGTAGGGTCAGCTCTTACCAAAGGTAGGAGTGCCGGGCAGTTGCGAAAAAACAACAGGATGACTCCGGAAGAACTAGATGACCTATTCAACGAAGTGGTCAAGGAGTTGGAAGAAGAAGGGGTGTTGTAAAAATACAACATCAAAAGACTTGACAACTGGTAAAACCGGTGCTATACTTTAGGCATACTGTTAAACAAGGAGCGTGAAATGTCAATTCAAACTGTCAATGCAGAGATCCTGCAAGGTAACTTCACTAACGATGAGCTGAACAGCATCATGGATGCAGTCAAGTTTGCTCGTAGCCGTATCACACAGAAGAACATCTTTACCATGCGAACTGGTGCCAATGTTCAATTCACTTCTAGCAAGAATGGCATGACCTACAAGGGCACGGTGAGTAAGGTGGGTCGTAAGTATGTGACAGTGGCTACCCAGCAAGGTATGTGGCGTGTGCCTGCTAACATGCTGAGTGCCGCATGAAAGGTAAGTTTGAATTAATGGAAAGGTGCTTGGGTGAAGTGCAGGCCCAGGACCTTCCAGATGAAGAACTGATTAAGATCTTAAGGATCTTAGGATCCACTGCTAATAAACTGGCTGAAGAAATTGAAATTGCTAAACAACTAAAGGAGATTGACAATGCCTAACTGGTGTAATAACTCAATTCAGATTGTAGGTCCCCGTGATAAGATCAAGGCTCTGTGGGAGCAGGCTGTCAAGGATGAAGACCAAGGTGGTGGGTTGCTTCGTGGCATGCGTTCCGAACCTAACTATGATGAAGTGGATGTGCTACCCACATTCCCAGGTATTGTAGGCAACAACGAGCCTGTGGCTAAAGGACAGAGCTGGTGGGACTGGCGTGTCCAGAACTGGGGAACCAAATGGGAAGTCAGTCCTGAAGGTCTAGAGTTCGAGCAAGACGAGGATGGCAACTATGACAATGGTGGCAAAGGTCCTCATGCTCGTATCACTGGATGGTTCGACAGTGCCTGGTCACCACCTGTGACAGCATTTGCTTTCTATGCAGAGCAGAATCCAGATGTGAGCATGACGCTAGACTATTACGAGAGTGGCATGTGCTTCGTTGGTCGTGCAGAGTTCGATAGTGGTGAGATGCTGTATGATGATTGCTTTGAGCTCAACGGCTACACCAGCAAGGATGTTCGCGACCTTATTGGAGACGAAATGGATGACCTGTGGAATATTTCCTGCGGCATGGCCGAGTGGGAAGCAGAGAACGAAGAGGAAGCCGACGAGCTGGAAGAGTTTCTAGAGGACGGCGCAGAGAAGAAGGGCTTGAACAAGCCCCAGCCTATCAAGTTTGATTAATTGCTCCGCCCCTGCAATGGGGGCTTTATATGGGGTGTTGTATTTTTACAACACCTCTTTTTTTCGGTTGACATTTGGTAAAACCGATGCTATACTAATGACATACTAAAGGAGCAGACAATGATTACAGCAGACACTCTCATAGAACTTATAAACTTCACTCCCAAAGACCTAGCTAGGGTCCTTGACACATCGGGCTATACCATGTGTGCCTTTGAGACTGCCAAGTTCCTAGGCATTACCAATGGTGGGCAGTTCTGCTACAAGGTAACCTACTTTGACGAAGCAGGCACTGGAGACCATGAAGTGGGTAAGGTATTTGTAAGTTTAGATCAATCCACTGGAGAGCTTACAGCAGACTTTTAATCCCATACAACCTGTATGGGTATTCAACAAAACGGTTGACAGCCGGTAATATCGGTGCTATACTGTAGGCATAGTAAAACAAAGGAGCGAAAATGTTTAGCAATCAAAACATCATCAAAACTTATTCCGGACGTATAGGTTGTATGTGCGGGTGCCGGGGCAAGTACAATTACACAGCTCAGGGTGCCGAGACCAACAACCCAGGCTACCCAGTCAATGTCTCCGAGCGCGGTGTGCGCATTATCGCCAACCGTGTGCTTAATCACCCCAATGTAGTTTTTGAGGGTGCTATTGCTTATGTCGAAGATCGTGTAGCAAATAAAATTCAAGCAGTCTATTTTCAAGGAGCTTAATATGCAGACAGTTACTCTACACAGTGAAGACTTCAAGACTGTTCACAACACCCTCTGCGAGTTGCGCAGCATCGTAGGCGACATGCAGCAGAGCATGGTTAAGGTAGAGCGTCTTGAGGCAGTGATCCAAAGTTTTGAGCAGGGTTTGGCTGATGCTTACCGTCAAGACTCTGAGGCTTTTGATCACAAGCACGACTACTATACCAGTGTCCGTCAAGAGATGAAGTTCCGCAGCATTTGGAGCATGTTCGAGATTGATGACTTCTATACACCACACCCATTCCCCAGCGACAGCTTCGTAGTCTACGATCAGCACTGGGGTGATGGTCGTAAGCACTACCCAGTGATGGGTCCGAACTGGATCGACTTGTGGAGTGCCGCAGATCTTGCTATTCGGGAAAGTGGTGACGATCATCACATCTTCGTCGAAGGCTTCCGACTGAAGAACGGAAATGAACTTCATATGGGCACTGGCTCTTGACAAAGGGCCATTTTGGTAGTATACTTTAGACATACTGTTAACTAAGGAGCGAAAAATGGGAACACGTTGCCTCACTATTGTTTACGATCACGGTAAGCCAATAGTCAATCTTTATCGTCAATACGATGGCTATCCTACAGGTCATGGTGCAGAGCTTTATGAGTTTCTTCAGCAGTTCGCTGCCATCACTAATGGCATTGCAGTAGGAGAGACACGCAAGACTGCCAACGGCATGGGTTGCTTGGCTGCGCAGTTGATCTCACACTTCAAGCAGAGCGTGGGTGGCTTTTACATCCACAGCGTTGAAGCTACGGACTGCGGTCAGGACTATGAGTACCACGTCTACGAAAAGGATAGTGAGCTCTGCGTAATGGTCAAAGATAGAGGTAGTAATATGTTTGGTCTTACGATGAGTGATAAGAACGAATGTATTTTTGATGGTCCAGTGGCCATGTTTGAAGATTTTTGTTTCGAAGCTGATTAAATTTAACGGGCCTCTAGCTCATGTTGGTTAGAGCAGCGGACTCATAATCCGTTGGTGCCGTGTTCGACTCACGGGGGGCCCACCACACACAGAAGGAGTCAGTCATGCAGTTATTGATTGGTATTGTAATTGGGATCGTAGTTGCCAATATCGGGTTCACCGGATTGGCCAAAGTTTTGGACAATGGTGTCCAGAAGGTGCAGTCAGTTTCGAAAGAAGCAGTCAAATAATGGTTGACAAATTTTTCGAAACACTGTATAATATTAATACTGGATGGTCCAGTATACACACACATAGAAAGGAAATGTAATGTCTCAATCGACTTACGCAGTTGCAGGTACTAGTACTTTGCCCAATGGTTCTACTAAGGTTCGTTTCGCCAACGACATGACACGTGTTAAGGTCTTGCTCAAGGGTGGTCATACCAACATCGATCTTATCGAGTTGCCGCATGCCATGACCAAGGAACAGATCGTTAGTTACTTGATCAGCATCGACTTCTCCGATGGTGATCTCGATAAAGCTGCTGCCATTCAAGCAGAAGCTGCTAAACGTAAGGTGGAGCTACAGCCCGCCAAGCCTACTAAGAGTGCCAAGGCCCCTAAGGCTAAGGCAGATAAAGTAGAAGCTGATCTCGAAGACGCATCCTTCTAATGTATAAGTTGCCGCTCGTAGGTCAACACCTACGGGTGGTGACTAAATGGAAGACACATTTTTATTTCGCAAAGGATCAGTATGATTACCACGAATACACTGGAACAGTGGTTCCAAGCAACAAATGGGATGCTCCAGGCACATTCAAATTACATACAGGCAATCCGCAACACCCAGACAGCATCATACCAATTGATCATGTCCACAGTATCACATCCTTGGATGGAACTGATGTCCTTGCTGGAGAAGCAGAAGTTTCAAGTAGAGCAAGGTGGGAAATCCCGGGAAGCAAAGGCAGCGTCTACGTCGTCACCAAAGAGTCAAGCCGGTACCATTGTAGCTGCCCAGGGTTCCAATTCAGAAGGTCCTGCAAGCATCTAAGCATGGTGGAGTAGGACCAGTGTTTCCCGCTGTAAGCTGATTGACAGTGCCTGGTTGTTGTAAAAATACAACAGAATAATCTTAGAAAACTCTTGACAGATAAAACCACTGGCAGTATACTAGTGGAACATTGTTAAACAAGGAGCAGAAATGAAAGCACTACTTCAATTCGTCAAGCAACGCAATCAATTCAATTCGGTGTTCGGTATCAAGGCTTTGGACTTGACCGTGGCTGCAGATCGTCAGCGCATCGCAGAGATCATCGACAGTGCCTTAAGTCCAGAGAACTTGACTTGTGATGGCGAGCTGTCTGCCTCACAGGTGCGTAGTCGTTACCGTGAACTCACTGCTGTGGCCAATGAGCTTAAGGCTCTCGACCCCAGCATTAACTTTGTCGAGGCTTAATCATGACAATAAAAGAATTGGTTGAATGGTTTGAACTCAAGTATGTGGTACAGGCAGCGGCGATCTATGCCGTGCTGTTGGGCACATACTGGATTTTTATAGATTAAATTATGGAATACGGAACTTGTCCAGTTTGCAACGGCAGCGGCAGAGTCGCAGTGCCGATCAGTATGGAGCGATACAAGAATGTTATCGCTGGCTATGACAAGGGCACAGACACCGTGCCCTGCACCAATTGCGGTGGTCAGTATATGTTCGGAAAACCAAAAGGTCAAGTCCGATTGAACAGAGCAGGAGAGCCCTGCAAGCATTCATACTCCGGACGGTCAGCAGGTCGATGTCTCACAGAATACACCTGCAGTGAGTGTGGAGATCGTTTTCAAATTGATTCAGGAGACTGATATGGGCTACAAGGTTCTAGGTAAGACAGAAGACCTACTTAAAGGTTACGGTCCTAGAAAGGGATTGGAAGGTCCTTATGTCTTTGCTAACGGCAGGATCTTGTACTACGATCCAAAGGAAGGTTCTTACTACGACCCACGCACAGACTTCTATGTGGAGCGTGATGAGGTGTCGTTTTTACACAACGAACTGATCAGGATGTTTGAAAGAGCTTGACAAAACCACCAAGTGGCGCTATACTGTAAGAACACTAACACACTAAGGAGCTGAATATGATGCTAGTCATCCGCACACAATACATGGAAAACTATGGTGCCCACGACTGGGACGGCAAGGGTGCTTGCCCACAGTACTGGAAGATGAAGGGTGGCAGCGAGTACAAGGTCCTTGGTGTTCCGCTGAACATCGACCACGCCGAAGTGGTAGCGGCTGCTGGCGTAGAGCGGGACAATGACTATTGCCGCGAGTACGTCGTGGATTGGAGCATTGAGGATGACAACTACCTCAGCCAGTTCGAGAAGAGCCAGCTGGAGTGGGAGGGTGAGATCCAGTTCAAAGAACCCACACTAGACTACAGGGATTTGGTTGACAATCTCGTAGAGTGAGTGTATACTGTAGGTACACTAACAAATTAAGGAGCGAGTATGCCAAAGTCAGCACAACAGAAATTTAACGAATACTTGGATGAGTGCCGCGAGACACGCGATGCCATCAACGAAGTGGAAAAGGCCTCACGTGAGAATCACGATGGTTCTTATGCTTATGCCTGCGGTTTATATTCTACTCTGTTAGCAGAGGCTATTGGTGAACTGCCCCGGGCTCGTCGTGAAGACTTCCGTAGCCGTATGTTGCGTATGGCACAGACACAGAAGAATGAACAGTTGGCTAAACTAATCAAGGAAGCATGATGGCTGGTTACCGTAGCAAGAAACAGATGGCTGACGACAGGATGGAAGGTCCAGTGTCTATTAAGATTCAAGGTTTGAGCAGGAAGCAGAAGCTAATGGCAGACCTTATGTGGAGCATGGATGATAAAGATCAAGTTATGACTTTTATCAAATCATTGTCTCCCAGTGACCGTAAACAGGCACAAGTAGTATGTGAACTGATGGTGTTGGCCTGCTTCGACGAAGTGGATACCATCGAGCAGGAAACAATTGATTTTATCAACTCTATGAAGGAATGAATATGAAACCCGATCAAGATGCAATCAAAGAATTGGAAAAGGTAGTCAACGGTTGGATCCGCTCCAGTTTGAAAAACGGTTAAATTAGTTGTTGACTTGTAACGTAGATCCTTTATAATAATATTATGGCTGCAATAAAAAACAGCCCTTTATATAAAGGAAAATGAGATATGAAGACAACTAAACTAAAGCGATTTGATCTAGAAACTAAGCAAGGCAAACTGTTCAAGGCATTGGTATTGGACCGCGAAGTCCTAACCCCTGCACAGATGACCAAGCGATTTGGCATTAAGAATCCTACTGCCACAGTCAGCGACATCCGTCAGCGTGGTTATGCCATTTATGCTAACAGCCGTAAGGCCGGCAATGGTGTACAGGTCACTGAGTATAAGTATGGTGAAGCCAGTCGTAAGATGGTAGCTCTTGCATACCGAGCACAGAGCTTGGGCATCACTCTGTAATAGTTTAATGCCACAGCAGTGGCAAAAGCCCTCTGATTCGCTCCCAGAGGCAACCCGACAGGGGAGATTATTAGTGGTCTCCCCTGTCACTTTGACTGGGCGATACCCACACAGATTGTAGGGGTATTCTATTCAATGCTTGACATTTGGAAAAACCTTTGCTATACTGTTTACACACTAAACAAAAGGAGCAAAAAATGCAAGCAAGTACAGCCCAAGTCCGCGTAGTAAAAAGCCCCAACAAATACGCTGTCAAATGCAGTCGTTTTTATGTTGCATTTAATACACTATCTCGCCCCAATAGCAAAAATGCAGTATATGTGTCAGGGGACTGCCTGCAGGAAGATCTGCCCCGCTTAATTGCTAAAGCAGTCGCAGACCTAAGCGCAGAAGATTTTGTAATTGTAGCATAAGCAAAGACCCTACTCAGTCTAGGGTTTTTAATAAAACAGGTTGACAGATAAAACCACCTGTGCTATAGTACGCACACACTAAACAATAAGGAGCTAAAAATGGCAGGTACAATTGTACAACAGAAAATTTTTAACCTGTTAGCAGAGATGCAGGATCTGTTAGCACAAGCTACATGCGATGGTGAGAAGTTTGAAGATAACTTGACCACAGACATGGGCTGGGCGGCTGAGATAAACATTGCGCTGACTACACTTACAGACAGTATAGAATATTATGTTGATTAACGTAGACTTTGTATTAAAATGGGTGGCCTGTGTGGTCACCCTAGCAGGGGCACTGTGTACAGCCTTGCGCATAGACCCTATGAACATTTACTTGTTGAACGCGGGTGCCTTTTTGTATTTGATTTGGAGTGTACGTATACGTGAGTGGAACTTGATCGTAATTAATGCAGCTCTATTAACCATTTACTGTGTAGGGTTATTCTTTGGAGCTGGTTGACAACAGATAAAACCTGTGCTATTATACACACATACACTAAACACTAAGGAGCGAAAATGAGTAAAGCACTAACAAAACGAATCGACAAAGCATACAACGCAATCTACCGCAAAGGTGACAGCGGCTTAGACTACATGGATCGCCACTGCGAGCTGGATGCAGACTTGATGCAACACTTCTACGATGAGACATTAGACACTCTGAGCAAAGCGGAGTTAACGACTCTAGCAGAGCAACTGGAGACAGTGGTAGCTGACATGGACTTTGATTTAGTTTAACTAGGAGCAAGAGATGAGCTTGATAGCATATGTAGACGGCCAAGAGGTCACAGTAGGAGACGTAGTCTGCTTTAAGTCTGACATAGAGCAGAGTGGTGTTATCACTGCCATCAAGAAGACCTATGCGGGCACTAGCCTTACACTGGAAAGCAAGTATGGGTTCTCGGGGGACTACATTGGTGGGCAAACAATAACCACAGAGCTGGCCAGGGATTGTTGGATAGAAGGTTGACAACAGATAAAACCTGTGCTATTATACACACATACACTAAACACTAAGGAGCGGAAATGAAAGTAGCAGAACTGATCGAAGCATTGCAGTACATGGACCAGGACGCAGAAGTCCACTTTGCCTACAACTATGGCGATCATTGGAGGACTGAGGTTGCACCCCGTGTTAGCCGTGTCAGCGAAGGCATTGTAGAGTTCAGCGACTACCACCGCATGGACAAGTTGGTCACAATAGAAGAAGACTATGATGAATACGATGAGGACACTGGCGAGACTAATACACTAGTACGCCGTGTAGTGGTCATTGATTGATATGAAAACTAAACGTCCTTACACTCGTCACTATCTAGTGATCACAGAGTTAAATCAGATTGTACACAGTACAGAAGATCTAGAAGCTGCCAAACGGGAATGTGCCGAGTGGGCCGAATACGATGACATCTTGGTCGTGGTACAGGACAGTCAAGGATCTGGTGAACCCTATAAGGAAGTTTACCGTGTAGACGGCTACAGTGAAGCAGTGGATATACTATACTCAGAGGAAGCAGATATATGATGAGCCAAGACAGCCGGGCAATGATTTTTGTAGTGATGGGCATACTCTTGACCATGTTGGGAGTGGGCGGTGTTGAGAACAGTGTCACAGACACAGAGCTGGTGCAGAGTCTTGCGGTCAGTGGCCTGGGTCTCCTGTTCATGTGGATTGGCACACTGATCATCAGGCAGGCAGGTTACAGATAACCGTTGACAGCTGAGAGAAATGACTGTACAATACAGTCATAGTTATAAGAGATTCCGGTTACTACTTTCCTGAAAGTAGCGTGTGGTAAACGATAGAATCCCGGTGGCTGGGGCACCGACAGCGAGGCCTAAGAACCTCAGACAACCCAGCGGCGTGGACACTACGTAGCAGATGCTGATTAGTGTCGGGACAGGGCAACAACTCCGCTAAGGGGCGACCGTGGAACAGCGTGGCCTTAGACAAGAATTCGGTTGACAAAACCTAAACCCTGTGCTATTATGCACATACACTAACACACTAAGGAACTGAAATGACTGACACTAAATTTTTCAAACTCATGGGCGCACTGCAATTCTTCATAGCCTTCATCAACTTCTATGTAGCCGGCCAGAGCTGGACCACTCCAGGTCTACTGAATCTAGCAGTGGGCGCACTGTGTCTAGGCACTGGAGTGTTCTGCACTGTATTGGCCACTAAACTCTGTGGCTGGATAGACTAAAAAACGGTTGACAAAACCAGTCACTGAGCATATACTATAAAGACTGTAACACACTAAGGAGCTGAAATGTCATACACCAAAGAGCAAGTTATTTCGTTTGTAGAAGGCGCTAAAGAACAAGCACGTCTAGCCGCTAAGAAGTTCTATATGGAAAAGTTGGGTGGGCGTGACCAATACGCCTGTGGCTTTGCTTGGGTCACTGTATATGAGAAAGGTTCAACCAAGTTGGGCCGTGCATTGATCGAGGCAGGCTTCCGTAAGAGCTACTCAGGTGGACTGCAACTGTGGAATCCCAGCGAGATGTGTGTACAGAATGTGGACACACTGGAAGCAGGTGCAGAAGCAGCCGCTGAATACCTCACACAGACATTGGGCGTGAAAGCCTATGCTGGCAGTAGACTAGACTAAAGATTGCTCCGTGGCCCGCAATGGGTCACACCCGCTGGGAGTAGTGTCCCAGCAAAACGGCGGGGGGTTCGTGGGGTAGTGGCCTACGATAAGATCCCCCGCCACCCTTTATGGGTATTCACAATATGAGTTGACAGGTAATACCTTTGATGCTATACTACACACATACACTAAAGCACTGGAGCACACTATGTCCGTTAAACTACGCAATCATATCATATACGAGATCCGTGTAGATGAGCAGAGCTACATTGGTATCACATACAAAGACAAGACAGTGTTGCACAGTCTACAACGCCGTGCCCATAAGCACTACTACAGAGCCACAGTGGAGCAGAAGGGTTGGCTACTATGCCAAGCTCTGCGCACACTAGCCAGCAAGGAGCTTATAGACATACGCCCTTTAGAGATCGTGCGTGGCAAGGCTGCGGCACACGCTCGTGAGCGAGAGTTGATAGCCCAGTTGAAGCCATCATTGAACAGTGACGTCAGGGGCTGTGGATATTAATGGTGGTGGTGGCTGATGTCAGCAGGTAGGTGGGTGGTGGCTTATATACACAACTGTTGTAAAAAAGCAACAGCCCGCAAGTCTACTCAAACTTTTTCCTAACTTTACAAATTGCCCAAAATCACGAACCCACTGGTTAAGAAGTGGTGGGGGTCGAAAAAATCGACTTTTAAAAATTTTGCGCAGCAGATTTTTACACTGTGTAGACCCTTTCGGTCCCAGGACTTCTACTGTTCAGTAATTGTTTCTTTTACGCTGGTCTGCCCATGCAGTCACTCAGTGACTCACTGTATGCGTACTGTATGCGTACTGTATGCGTACTGTAGAATCACTGTGCAGTATCCTTCCCTGCCAAAAGGTGCCAACTGCGACTATCGCGCTGCTCTGCTTCGCAGCGGCTGCGCCGCCAGTGTCGCTGGCCCCTGCGGGGCTATCAAAACCACTCTGGGCCATGGCGGTTCACTGCTAATTAGTGTATTATGCATATACAGTCATTACTCTCAGTGCCCATGGCTAGATTTCCGGCTAGGCATTTCCCCAATATAGATTCAGTGTTAAGCTACTGTTTTCAGCGCAGTAGAACCAATACCTATAATCGTACCAGTGAAGAGTCGAGGATTTTGAACTGTTATGATAACTTCCATCAGCTACGAGATCATATAAACAGCAGTCTACAGCAGTACTGTGAACAGGTATTGGATGTGACCACTGCTGAACTAGCTATCACGCAGAGTTGGTTGAATTTCAATGAACCGGGCAGCAGTCATCATCAGCATAGACATTTAAACAGTGCAGTCAGCGGAGTATACTATCTCACTGAGGGACCTAACTATATAGAGTTCCACAGCAATGTTTCGGGCAACTATCAATTGGGAGAACGCAGTCAGCTTAGAGATGTAGAAGTGATCACTGTAAATCGTGGCGAGTTGATCTTATTTCCCAGCTGGATACCGCATGCTGTGCCTGTGAATGACACGGATCGGAGACGCATCACTCTGAGCTTTAACACACAGTTCCGGGGAACCATGGGTCGTGAATCTGAACTGACCTTGGTGGAAATTTAAACGAACACAGTGTTGAAACTCAGTACAGTGCGTGGGCCAGCGGTCTTGGGCACTGAGTGCTCCATCCAGCCCGGGAACAATATCAGTCTGCCTCTGCATATGCCTATGTCCCTGTACTGCTGATTGTAGTCTGTTTCCCTGCTGATGAAATCATAACCTTGGAACTGCCTTTGATTACTGTACAGTCTTAGGGGACTGCACCAGGGTTCGGCTTCTAGATAAAACACACCACTGACACGACTGAGCTGATGTGAGTGCCTGTCTGTGCTGCTCTCCGGTGGATTCCAGTTGACCCAGCTGTTGATCACTGTGACCTTGTTCACTGAACCCACTAGGTCTAGATAAGTGCTGACTTCGGAATCCAACCATGTGTGCAGCTTGTGGAACTCAGGTAGTTCCAATATCTGACGTCGCTGTGCGTAGGTACTCTGTCCTTGAACTGTCAGCGCATGTGGCTGGGCCCAGGGCTCTGCAGCCGATATCATGGATCTATAGTCCCAAGCGTGTTCCGAATCCCTGATCCATATGGGCTGGGGGAATAAGTCAGTGATCACTGCTGATGCCTTAGGGCACCCAGGGGATTCTTGAATATGCTGAACTGATCCAGCTCAAAGTCCAGGGTGTACTCGTCCAAGATGTAGGCTATGGTAGTGGCATCCATGACTATTTCTATGTCGTCAATGTCCACTACAAAATCCTCATCTTTGAACTGATCGTCCCAAGCAAAGGTCCAATCAGTGGTCTTAGATCCTATGTCTGCACGTATGCGAAAGCAGCCCGGTGGGGAGATCCTAACTAGATCCCGTATCTTCTGCTGGGCCTGTGCTGTGACTGTGAGGAAACTGCGCGAGCCTTGTGGTAATTTGTCTACTTGCTGTAATTTCATACGGATATTTAACAGCAAGGGTATTCAGCACAGTTAAATCCTGAATCTAGTGGTGCCCTGTATTTTCTCTTGTACGGCAGCTATCTCTTGTTGATCCAAACCGGCCAGTGTCACGTGCAGTTCGGTGATCTGAGCTCTTCGGCTGTCTATGGTCTGCTGTAGCGCCAGTTTTTGATCTAGATCCTGCTGTTGTATCAACTGTTGACTGATACTATTGATCTCTTGATTCAAATTGGTGATTCTTTCTGTGATATTGCGCTTTTTATTATTGTTCTGCATGTAGTATGTGTTCTTTTTAAAACGGTGTTAATTTCGTCTATTTTTCTTTAAAAACTTTAAAATTCTGGCTGTATTTTTAACTGTTTCTTTAAAGAATCAGACGAAAATGTCTTGTTTTTCTTTAAGGCTCAACATCTTGTTAACTAACTCTGTGCGCTGTTGATCTATGGTCTCTAACCAGCCATTGTTCCTGAGACTTTTGAACACTAGGTTCTCGGTACTGAATTCACCGTATCGATCCAAGCCCGACTGCCTATAGTCCTTGATCTTTTTCATCAATCTAGTGAAATCATCTGTGCTGTCTGCACGTTCTAGAGCACGTTTGATATCACGCACCATCTGTAGATATTTGGCTTTAACACTGCGTTCATTGATATCTACTCGGTCCAAGGGAAGACGTTTCAGCCACTGCGCTGACATCAAACTGAAGGCATTGCCCTGTACAGTTTCGTCGTTGTCCTCTACATAGACTTCCACAGGTATGGATCTAACTGTGACATCATAGGTCTTGTTCCACAGACGTCTCTTACTGTCAAAGAACTGTCTCACTAGGTCATTGCCGTCGTATATTTTATCCATGTCTACGATGATGTGTAGATCAAGGTCGCTTTTATCAGTGTACGTGAGATTGGTATTACTGCCAGTTATGACTATGTCCCGGAGCGGCAAGTTCTCCATCTTTAAGAAAGATATAAACTCCCTGGCCGAGGCCAATAGTTTTAATCTTACTTCAGGCAATAATTCCTCGTCCTTCCATAACTTAGGATTTAATTGATTGTGAAAAGTTACTGGTAATTGAAATTCAAAAATCTTCATGATATGATATTTATCTATGGGTAAATATTAGTATGAACCAAAACTACACAGGCAAAATATTAGTCAGCCCTCCTAACATCATTGATAGGAGGTTTGCCAACACTGTGATCTATATAGCAGAACACAATGATGCAGGCAGCTGGGGAGTCATTATTAATAGATCATCAAATATACCTTCCAGTAAAATAATGGAACGTGCAGGAATTGATCTTAGACTGGGAGGATCTGTACACTTGGGCGGTCCCATGGAATTACACAAGTTGGTGTTGTTTCACAGTGCCGATGTAATCAGTTCCGAAACTATAATGTCTCCTAGTGGTATTTGTATCAGTAATGATATGGAATTTATTGGCAAGCTCATAGATGGGGAACGTCCTAAGTATCTAAGAACTATCATAGGAGTCTGCACTTGGGGTCCTGGTCAGTTAGAAGGGGAGATGGCTGGTTTGCCACCTTGGCGACCAGAACACAGTTGGCTAATTGGTGAACCAGATTTAGAAACTGTATTTGAATTGGACGAACTGGATCTTTGGACAGAATGTGTACATCACTGTGCCAAAAGTATGGTCAAAGACTGGATGTCTTAAAATAAATATTAAATTATGAATATACGAGACATTTTAAATATTCTTGAAGAATTAGAATCAGAACGACCCGTAGCTCAAGGTGCTGAACCTACTAAGGCAAAAGAACTACCTGGTGGATATAGTGGCAAAGGTGAAGTAAGAGATTTTTACAAGCACAAGGCTATTATTAGCAATCCAGAAGCTTGGGATCAAATGCAGACTAAGGATGGTCAAGAAGCTTGGCGTCAAATACAACACGGCAAATATAAAGGTCAAGATTGGAAAACACTGCCAATAGATATTCGTCGTAAAGCAGGGATACATGATGACTTGCCAAACCGTTTGGATGCTCCTTGGAATTATGAAGGTGATGGCACAATGGTTATATCTCCACAAGGAACTGCTATCTCACATAGTGATCATCAGGGATTTCAAGATCCAAATGCTCCAGCAGGTGTGTTAAAAATTCCACCAATCAAACAATTGCCAAGCGGTGGCGGTGATATGAATGCTGTGGCTAATTTCTTACATAGATCAGGCCACGACGATGCTAGTATTGAACGCAGTCTCAGACATTACTTTCCTAACATAACTGACCAACAAGTAAAGACTCATATATATTCTGCCAATGATTTTAACAGAGCAGGTTATAATATAGGCAAATCTATAGCAATAGATAGTCCACATGATCACGATGAAAATCCAATGGGCCCGTTTACACACGGCGGCGCCATACGCCAAATGGATCCTGATGTTGCGGCAACAGGTCTTGGTATAATGTATGATAGTGGCAGAGATCCAAAAGAAGCCGCCAGGTCTATTAAGTCAGCTTATAAAACAAAATCTGGTGCCAATACGTGGCATGCCTATGACGAAGTAGATCCAAAATTTGAAAATGGTATGCAATATGCTTTAGCAAATTCATACAAAGTTGGAAACTTTGAAGTCAGTGAAACAGATGAGATTGGCGATGACGGAAATCCTACTGGCAGGAAAATAATTTTTGCAACCGCTCTGGGTAAGTACTTAGGCGGACCAAAAGGTAAAGGTCTTGGTTCTATGACCTCTTATTGGCAAGGTACTCCGGAACAATGGAAAACAGATAAAACTAGTTTCCTCAGTCACTTAAAGACTGCTGGGTAATTTAATCTTTTTCTGAGTTAATATTTGCCAGCATTTCTCTAATACGACTGCCGTCTAATTTGCCTTTAATTTTTCCAGCAGTAACTCCTTCAGAAGGTTCTCTATCTTCTTTATCTATTACTGTGCTGGACTTTTTAAGATTGTCAAGTATACTTGCAGTTCCGGAACTAGGTTGTGGTCTTCCTCCGCCTTGGCTAAAGCTAGACTCGTCACCATCTTCTCCTGGATCAGTGATACGTAAACTGTCAAGATTAAAATCTAAATCTATCTTTTGACCTACAGCACTGCTACTACGTGTTTTCATAAACTGTATTTGATATCTACCACGTTCACGCATAGCACGACTGGTAAAGATACCTATGACGTTATCAGCTGTTTGGATCTTACTTAATCCTCCACTGATATGACTGTGATCAAATTCAATTTCTTCAACAGCACTACGATTTAATTGAGATGCAGTGACGCATACACATTGTTGTTCCATAGCAAAGTTTCGAATTTCTTCTGATACATATTTGTCTTTAACAAACAAGTCACTGGGGCTGACCTTAACACTGATCGGCATCATCAAATCTAAATAGTCAATTAATACAACATCAGGCTTATGCCCTTTCTTCACTTGATACTCTTTGATATATGCCCGTAGATCATTAATATTCTTTCCAGAAGGCATATATTTTACTTGTATTGCTCCTTGGCTTTTTCCTGCCATTTTAACTTTTAATTCAACATCATCAATACTTTTAAATATCTCTCGTGTCGGCAAACCAGTCATCATAGAATCTAATCTCATAGCTACTAGCTGTTCGCTCAATTCCAGAGTAACGTATAATACGTTTAAGTTCGCCTGACTGAAGTTTATGGCTAAATTCTGTAAAAATAAGCTCTTCCCTGCCCCCGATCCCCCGGCAAAGATATTCAGTTCTCCCCTGTTGAAACCTCCAAATAACTTCTTGTCGAATACTGGCCATCCTGTGCTCACTTGTCCATTTTTGTCTTTAAGACCCATCAAACGACCACGTGGGTCTTCAAAATAGTCTGTTCCCATGTCTTTATTGAGACTAATCTGTACAGCCTGCTTGATCATAATCTCTACAGGACCAAACTCCCCTTTTTCCAGAAGATCAGCACTTTTAATAATTGCTCTTTCTAGTGCTTTATGTCTACTGAATCTTTCAAACTCATCCAACAACCATTCATAATTTTCTTTTGGCAAGTCTGATACATCTTTAAAATCTGAACTACAACTAGTGTTAACTATTTCTAGTTCAGGCATGATCTTGTATTTGTCTACATATGTATTAATAAAATCTGCCGAATCTCTAAGCTTCTTATCAAAATTTTCTGAATCAAAAATGTTCTGACATCTAACAAATGTTTCTGCATCACTCAAGAACATTTCTAGATAAAGTTTTTGTATATCAAAGCCGTAATTAGTTTTATTCATATTGTTATATATCTTCTTTAAATCTTTCTATAAAAGTTTCTAGATAGCAACTTTCTTCTCCATGACTTTCATCATCAGTAATCATCGTTCTAAAATAAACCCATCTACGTTTATCCAATTCTACTACCGCAATTACTAAAATTTTTTTACCTTGATTATCAATCCATCTAGTATAAGGTCTTACTTCTTTCATGCTGCCTCCTTTGGATGTTTTTTCATAAACAATTCTATTTTTATTTTGTTATCTGTAGCAGTGTCTAAGGCATTTTTGATTACAAATAACTTACCATATTTTTCCACAGCTTCACTGACATCTTTAATACTCTCTTCCCAATTTGGTATAGAAACTAGCCAATCATTTTCCATAGCGTATTCAACTAAACTCATACCTGGGTAGTCTCTATCTGGAATTACTATTACAGTCTTACCTAAACTATTGATAATAGCAGTTTGTTGTTCATTTGGAATGTTAGTAAGAATACCAACTCCATTTACTGCCAGTGCATCAAAGGGTCCTTCAGTTACAAATACTACTTTGCTTTTATAGCTCTGATTATCTACATTAAAGACATACCCACTTTGACTCTCACTTAGATATTTCGGAGAACCTGATTTTATTTTCCTAGCAGTATACCCTACTAATTTTTTAGAATGGTTAAATGGTATAATGATTCTATCTTTGTATCCTGGTAAAGGACAATAATGCCAGTCTATAGTTTCTAAATCTAAACCTCTGTTTAGTACATATTCTAAACATTCTATAGCTTCTTGATATTCTAATATAGCATCTTTTAATGGTATGCTGTCTATGGGCAATGCTTTTTCTAAGAACTCTTTATATTCTTTCTTTTTTGAATCTGAGTTATCTAATAGCTTTAGTGCCTCGATGCTCCACTCATTAATTTTATGATCTGGAACTCCTAACCAATTAAAAAATTTTTTATTTTTTATTGATAGCTGTCTTCCAGATTGCCAACTAGTTTTAAATCCGCAATTGAAACAATGGTAGCTAAATCCTTCTACGGCATGATTGATAAATCCGCCACGCTGTCTAGTATCTGCGCTTTCACCATTATGTACACAGCAAGGTGCATCAAAACTCAACCATCCAGAAAGAGTCTGCTTTCTTTTAAAAGGTAGGTAGGAAAGCAGTTCTATTTGCAGTTGACTCATACATTATATTTTAACTTCTAAAGAGTATTTTGTCAATTGAACCAGAGGTTCTAGTATATTCAAATTTGAAGTAATTGATATTACGCATATCAGTTAAGTTTATTGATAGCGTACCATTTTGATTGGTATAGTTAAGTGTCTGTATGTTTACATATGATAATGTCGGATCGTTCTCCATAGTTCCTTTGATTACTAAGGATCCGGTAAAATTGGTAAAATAAATTTGAAATGTATGTAAAAGATTATTGCCTTTTCCATCTCTGTTGGCAGCTATGGGGCCAGCAGTAAACAGTTGATTTTGAGTTTCAGTAAATGTTAATTGTTCACTGGGAATACGTTTTGGCACAACACCATCAGTGATTTCCAAATTACCACTCATAGAATATGAGCCGTCAATATATGATGCGGTTAGTTGAGCGCCGTCTACTTCTAAAATTGAGTAATTATATAACCCAGTAGTTAAGTTCCTTGTATCTATGCCGCTCAAAGTCACAGACGCTAGGCCACGAACATTATAGTTAGTGCCGTCATCAATAATGGTTAAACTCTCTTCTAAAACTTCATTATTTGTATATCTATCAAATACTTTAAAAACAAAGGTTTTAGAACTAACATCTATAGGCCTTTGATCTCCGTTTAAAAATACAAATTTTAAGGTATTTTTCAACCCCTTTGCTATGGTTGCATATCCATGGTACATTTGCTCTACCCCTCTCCTGGTAGAATTTTCCAAATCTACGAAAACTCGGATGGCTGGTGTATATAAATAGACTGGTAAATTCAACATACTAATATTTATCGATAAACAATGGTGAAACAAGTCAACGAATTATTAAAAACAACATTTCCGTTTCTGACCTGCATACGATGCAATGATATTGAAATCGTAGGGATCATAATCAATCAAAATGAAAGCGTTACAAGCATCTATGACCTTGCAGCCATAGTGGACAACGCTCTTCGTCAAAATTTCCTAGATTTAGGGGAACAATGGTGGTGGGAAAGTAACAGAAAAATCCCAATCAACATATTCCTCAAAGGCGAGCTCATAGACTACAAAAAGTACATAAAAACTTTGAATAGTAAAGATGTTGAGCATGTTTTTGGCCCTATAGTAAATCTAAATGAGATAGCCGAGAAACGGGTTAAAAGAAAAAGTATTCAGTTAGTAAGAGCTGTTAAGAAAATCCGTAACTAATTTTTTCACATATTAAATTCATTTGAACTACTACTGCGACTGCGTATGCTATTGCATGACTTTTCTTAAAAAAGTAATCGTCGTTTTCAGGGCGTATCCACACTTGTGTCATCACCGTATCCCATGGTAGTCCAATCAAATTCCTCTTCGCAGGGCGTATCATAGCCAATACTGCTGCTAACTGTTCTACATTCTGGGGCTTCATCATTTTTAAGATAGACCCGTGACCTCCGACGTGAAACAACATTTTGCTGAATTCTTCTTGTTCCAATAGATCCCATAACGGCTCCTGATTCATTAGTTGTTGCAAGTGTTCTTCATTCTTTATATCTTTATAAAGACTTACATTTAAAAAATCTATTTTAAAATATCCACGATCTTCTGCAACGTCATAATCAATACTTGACATATTATTAATTTTATCTACAGGAATTTGATGAAGATATATGCCAGTATTATGCTTCTTTAATTCATTATTTTCATATCTAGAAGCAGGAATATGCTTTATAATTTTTAAAGCAGATTCTCTGTCATAAAAATCAATGTCTATGTCAGGCATTATTTTAATCCAATTTCTTTACATATTTCTTTAACTAACACAATTTCACTAGGATAAGTTTTAAATCTCTTAACCCAATATAGAGGATCAACTTTGTCGCCAATTATTGTTAATTGTTCATCATTTAATTTTGATAATAATGACTTACCAGAATCAGTATTAAGCAATATCCAAGGACTTATCATTCCATTCGAAATATGATATACTGCTCGGTTTAAATTTACATAATCGAAGTAATGAGCAAAATTTGCACTTTGCTCTTCTGCCCATTCCATCATAGTATTGAGAGTTCTTTGTATGGCGGCATCTGCTGGTTCGACTTTAATCATTTCTGAAAGATATGTGTCATATAATTCATCTCGACACCAATGATCCAACTTCACCCCAGATTTAATGACAAAGTCGATAAACTTATCTGGATATAATGGATTGATATTATTAATAAAGCTACCAAATTTTACAAATGCGTTGTAGTATGGGCTTTTACAAAATTCATCATATGTTTTGTCTTTTTTAGCATTTTGTGTAAGTCTGTAGAACCTATTATATGCCATGTATCCTGCTTGCACTCTTTTTTCATCTTTTTGTAGAGCACGTCTTTTTTGTTCGCACATATGGGCAACTAAAGTACTTTCTTTAGAATATGTTCTGCCACAATGTACGCACTCATAGTTACTCATACGCTTTTCTTTGCTTTTTGTCGTACCCCAGCTTGTTAAAAAGATCTTCGATGTCATTTTTATCCATTAGGCTTGTTAATAGTTTTACATCACTCATTTTCATTGTAGGATTGAGTTCTGCTATCAATTTTTCAATTTTATTTGCTTTTTCAGCTTTACCGGCTGCAAGATAAGAGTGGTATACTTTAAATCCTGCACCAACTCCTGAATATAATTTCCAAAGTAAGCCTTTATGATTTTTACTAAACTGCCAATGATTTTTATTGATTAGTTCATTAGTCATTAGCACGAACCATTCTTGCAAATCAGCGTTGCCATCTACATTGCTGACAAATCTCATTAATATATAAGGATTAAATTCTTTTTGTTCTTCCTCAGTAAGATTGCTATAAAAATTTTTATCCCGAAGATCTACTGCTGACAATTCTCGTTTAATATCAAGTGCCATGGTCTTTACTCAAATTATAAATTATTATACACTGATCTAGGGCATGTTGTAAAGCAGGATTGGTTTTAGCCATACGACGCATTTCTCCCCACATCTTATCTTCCATTATATGATCGTGCAGTGATCTACCGTCACTGGTTCTACTATCCCAACCAATTATTCTTCTTTCGGACGGCTCTGCACCAAATTCTCTAGCATAAGTTATGCCGTCAGCCTTTTCATAGATATATGTTGCTCCAGGTTTTAAAGTTCCCATATGTCCTCACCAACATTTAGAAAAATCTAAAATTTCACTTTGTCTGCTCACTTCTTTTACAAAATAAGCACAATCTGGTTTTTTACCTTGATATAATGGAGTCGCTAGTAATTGTCCTAATCTCATCTTTGGAAAATACCACTTCACATCCTGATATACATTTACAATATCTACTGGATGGAACTCTGGTTTAAAACTACTCAAAGGGTTAAATGTATAAGCACTAAATCCTCTGTCATTTAAACTAGTGATAGGCAGTACCTCTAACTCTCCAGAACATTCAGGATCCCCTACAATCATACACCAATCTAATGGCATTTGTATTTGCCAAGGACCAATCTGTAGGACTGCGGCTGGGCTTGTAAAACTTTCTAAAAATATCAATGGTTGAAAGAAATAGTCTGGATTTTGAGGATCGCTGTTATCTAAAACAGCGAACCTACAATCCTCATCAACTTCTTCGGGTAAGTCATTTAGACTAAACGCTTCATCTCTTAATGTTAATATTTGCATCTTAATATTTCACCTTGTCAATTGTAAATGGATATTTGGCCTCTTTATAAAACTTTTTACGTTCGGTCAAATGTCTCTTAGCATATTTCGTGCTGGCTGTTAAGTCCCAGATTTGTACGAAGTCTTTGTCTTCTGCTTTCCTAATGCCTCGTCCAATACTTTGTATAACCCTAACAAAGCTCTTTCCGGGTTCCAAAAGAACCAGATTAAAAATCCTAGGGATATTAATACCCACAGCGGCCACACCATAAGTCGCCACAATAATCTTGTTATCACTCGTTTTAACTTCGTCATATTCTTCTTTCCTGTCTTTGGTTTTTACGCTTCCATTGATGAACACGCAGTCATCAATTTTAGAATTTAAAAAGTTTCCTGATTCAATTCTATCTACTAGAACTAATGTGTTCCCAGATTCAGAAATTGTCTTCACAATACTAGTAATATAGGTCATTCTATCAGAATCAGTTACAAGATATTTTAATTCTTCAGCATAATTTCCAAATTCTTTCCATTCTTGTGTCTGTATAATATTAACATGACAATTTGCTAAATGCCCTGCTTCTTGCAGTTCATGTGCTGCCAGTTGTCCGACTACTGGACCCAAACTTGCTTTTATGCCCTCAAATTCATAATCAGCTTTTGGTATAGTTCCAGTCAATCCCCAACGTATAGGGCAATGTGCAAATGCACCTGTTAACAAATTCTTTAAAACATCTGCCTTAGCCATGTGTACTTCATCTACTATAATACAACTGACTCCGTCAATAAATTCTATTAGTTTCATAGCATCATCATTAGACTTGCCTGTTTTTTCTAAAATATTCAAACTTTGCCAAGTACAAATAGTGTGCGTCTTATTCAAATCTTTTCTGTCACCGTAATAAACACCAACGTCTAGGCCTACATTAACATAATCTTCTTCGGTTTGTTCTACAAGACTTTTATTTGGAACTATGACCATAGTTCTTCCATATTTTTCACAGAGATGACTTAATGTAGCTGTCATAATAGTCTTACCTGCACCTGTAGCAAGTTCTTGTATACTCTGTGGATTTTCTAAAAATCTATTGATTGCGTCTGGTTGATAATCCCTGAGTATAATTGGTTGACCTTCTTTAGGATGGCCTTTTGGCCATGTTTTTCCTTGATCTGCCCAGTAATTTTCATCTACCTTATCAAACTCTAAAGCATTATGTATTCGTAAATCTTCTAACTGAATATCATAGCCTTCACTCTCTAAAATAGGTAGCACTCTATCTAGCATACTAAGGTATGTGGTGCCACCGAGACCAAAAAAACTAACAGTTCCATCCCACCTACCTAATTTAAATGCAGGCATATGTCTTGCATAGGGCAATTCATATTTGAATTTAGAAACTAGTTTTTTTCTAGTATCTAAATCAAGATTCTCTATTTTAACATTGACTTCGTCTTTCAAAATTATTTTACAATTCGACAATTTTTTCTCCGAAAGATTGATCAGTATAAACAAAGTTTATAGTACAATTTTTGAAGCAAGACATAACTGTATAATGGGTTGATATCAATTTATTAATAAAAACACATATGTCTGGCTTTTTATTGTGTTTAACTAGACTTTTTGGAAATTTAGAACTTAAAAGGAACCATTCAACATTGGGATCATTGGCTTCTTTGTTTAATTTGTTTTCTTTAATAATACTATTAAATGTCTTCGCTGAATCATCTAATGAATTATTTTTTCTAAAATATGCGCCAATTTTATTAGATAAATCATCTATCTTTTTAAATTCTGAGACCCAAGAATAGAAATGCTCTTCGTCACAGGAATCATCAAAAAAGAATGCAACATTTAATTCTGTTTTTATTAAAAAAGTTATAATATCTTCTTTAGAAAATTTTCGACTGTTAACATGAAAGTTGTTACAATCAGTATTTTGGAAAACAGCCATCATAGGATCTATTGTTACTAGATTCTTAATATCAGTTAGGACTTCTTCATCGTAAGTATTAACACCGCATTTTAAAGAATGCATCAGAACAGTTTCCAGATTTTGATCTTCAATCGTATTGTTGCAATTTATAACCTTATAATAATTACTTTCTTTAACTATCATAGGAATATGATTTTCTAAATTATTTTCTATCTCATCAAATTGAGACAAGAGATCATTCACTTCGTCGGATATTTGAAATCCTTTTTTTACTAATTCTAATCTAACAAACTTCAAACTTTCTTCATTGAGATCTAACCCCCAATATTTTTCTTCGGCGTTCCACTGTGGTTTTATAAAACTAGATTTTACAGTTAATTCTCTAATTTGATTTACAATGTCTTGGTCAAACGGAAATTTAACAACAATAGATTCTTTAGAAATTGAAACGGACTTTTGATTGTCCACATATCTAAAAGGATATTTGAATTTGGGAGATTCAATATCCGAAAGAACATCTGAATACCCTAATTTTAAAAATTGATTTTGATATTTCTTGACAAGTCTGACTGCAATGATTGATTGTTTTTCAGTCAAAGCCTTACCCATCATAACTTGATAACCTAAGCTATAACAAATATTATGATCGTGGCTGCTCGGTTTTATATGAGCAGAAAATAACATCAAATAATCTTCAATATTCATTTTAATATTGTAAACGAATAATTGAAGAAAGTCAAATATTTTCTATAGTTTCAATGTTAATGGCATTTTTGATAGTGTGTGCATCAATACTATCAACATAAAAAATGTTTAATTTTTGGGCTTCCGGCGAAGCGCAATCAAAATACCAAATATCATGTTTAATAAAATGAACTATCGATCCTAAATTTTTATGAGCCCTGACACTGAAAAACAG